CCATGTTTCTTGCTTGTCACGATGGAAGTGCATGCTGAATTTTGCACCCGTATTAAAGTGCATGAACTTGCTACAGTACTGGTCGTTGGTTGCCCAGATTTCTTCCGAACCCCAACCTTTTTCTACTCTACCTGTCAGTCTTGTCATTTGATTTCGTCCAGTCTAGGTGCATACACACCTATGTGTTGTACTGTGATTGCTGACGCTTTGTTGGCAAATTTAACAGCATCAGGCATGTGTTTTGTTTCTAAAAATTTGTACACAAGAGCCGCTAAGAATGTATCACCTGCTCCGCATACGTCAGTGACATCTCCCGCAATCTCAGCAGGAAATACCCAACCGTTCCATTCTGCACCATCACTTCCGTGAGTGACAATCAAATGTTCTGTGTCAGGCAAACTTGTTGCACGACTTTTTTCCAGTGCATTGATCTTGACATAGCAACCTGCTAATCTTGCCAAATCTGTTTTCTTTGTGTCAACAAAGATAGGCACGTTGACTTCTCGAACCAGTTCTTCTATGAGTTCGTAAGTCACTGTGCCTTTGTTGTAGTCACTGATCACAACGGCATCATACCCGGGAGGTATTGCTGTTTCGAATGTAATAGGTTTGCCTTCAACATCACGGTCCACACGCAGTAATTGTTGTTTGGTACGTTCGTCAATCAGTCTGTTTTTCTCACTGACCCTATCTTTGTCTCTTATGAAATCAACCACACATCCTAATGCTTCTAGATTATTTTTTACATTGCCTGCCATGCCATCTCGGCGAATGGTATAGTGTGGTTCAAATACTGGAACCGGTGCTTCGGGACTGATGCGTTTCACATAGCCATATGTGTAAACGTCATTGCAGTCATCACCGATTAACAATATCTTGTATTTTGTTTGTTGTGCTGTATCCATTTAATCTTTCAAAAAAAACTATTTGTTTGCATATCTCTTGACCAACTATGGGTTTGTCTCGGTAATCTGAACCTTTTACCATAACGTCACATGCTTGAATGAGACTTGTTAATTCATCGTCTGTGTCAAACACAAACACTTCATCTACACTTTTAAGTGCGCTGAGTATTGTGCCTCTTTCAACTTGAGAATTTATAGGTCTGTCAGATCCTTTTAATAACTTAACTCGGTCATCACTGTCAATCCCTACAACCAACCGGTCACCTAGACTTTTTGCATAGTCAAGCAAGGCAATGTGTCCTACATGTAGTATATCAAATGTGCCATTCACAAACACTTTCTTCATTGTGCCCGCCACTGCTTGACATTGTAATGAAACGCACCTGTCTGTGCTACTGTTTGTATTCGCAAGCGACAATCCTGATATTCCCAAACCAATTCATCCAACCAATGATCAGTTTGCGTACCAGCTATGTGTCGTTTCATATGCACAATCTTTGGGTATGTACTGAATGGCGTTGTGACACGGTCTCGACCCATGATTTCTGCAGCCATGGCATACACTAAGTCAGTTGATGGTGTCTCATCTGGAAACTTTATGAGTTTTCGAAACTCTGCCCAATTGGCAAATATGTTGCCTACCCAGCCAAAAAATTCCTTGGCAGTCTCGCTACGCCGCCAGTATGTGATGGCATTGTACACGTCAGGCAAGTTGTTGACATCAAACACTCTGCGGTAATGTCTTGCTGTGCTGATGTTATCTTTCCAATCTCTACAGCCTGTGCTAATCACAACATCACGATGTCTGAACTGTGTCCACCAGTGGTCAATGGGACTCACAATAAACATGTCTGCTTCTAGTTTGATAGTTTCGCGAAATGGTGTGAGTGCAAACAGTTGTGCATCATTGGCAAATGGGTTGGCATTGGGCACAATCTGTCTGTGATGATCATACAAAGGTTCAGTGTAAGCACGGTCTGTGACTAAACATATACGTGCTGACGGATCCCAGTAGCGTATGGTTTTGGCTAGAGTCCTAGCACAATCTTGATAATCTACTGTGTCGCTGTTAACCGCAACAATCACATAACCTTGTTCGTCAACTGGCTGCAACGATGGCCTCCAGATGTCGTTTGCACATGGCATGAAAATCCAGTCCCTGCCAACTCATGGTTTTCAATCTGCCTTCTGTGTTGGTGTATGTGATTTCATAATGGTCCTTTTCCGTGCATGTCAAACCATGATCTGGCATGACATTGAGCATGGGCCGAAATATCTCATGCACTGATTGGTTGGCACCTGCTACCAGGCCCAAGGCAATGCTCAGTGCATAGTCATTGCGATAGTTGTTTTGGTGTATGCCATACAAGTCTCGATAGTGCTGCCAATTGTTGCGAATCATTTGCATACTATCAAATATGAATTGGCTGACGTTGCCACGACGAAACATCATCACAGTGGCCCACCACATGGGCATCTTGTACTCACCAAATGTTTCAAGATTGGTCATGCTGCTGGGTTCAAATGCATCTTTAAAGGCTGCGAACTGTTGCGGTATTTTCAATACATCCAACAGTGAGTTACTGGCCACAACATAGTCGGCATCCAGTACTATGGTTTGATCAAAAGGTGACAACTCATAGGCATTGATGCGTCCAGCATTGTGCCAGGTCACTGTGGTGCCGTAGTCTGCAAAGTGTCTTGAGCCACCAGTATCCGGTGCTGTGACGATGATGTGTTCAAATGTATACTTTGCTGCCTCTTCGGGTGCATCTGTGACCACAGCCACAGGCAAGTCTAAATGGCGGCGAATGTTTTTTGCACTCCACGCAGCCATGGCAAGGTAATCTGTTGCCTCATTGTTGAAGGCAAAGATCACGACACCTTGTGTCAGCGTTTTTGGTTTAGTTCGTCCCATTCCACTTTCCATGCATTCATTTGTTCTTGCCAACGTTCGTGTGCTCGAGCAAACAAGTCTGTCACAGTGATTTTTACTGGAGTCTCATACAAGTCTAGTATCACAACATCCTTGTCCTGTGCGCAGGCCAATAGCACAGTCAACAGTTCCGGTCCTGCACGCCACATTCCACCGGCGTGGGCAAAAACCATTTTGGCTTCGTATTTCTCTTTGAGCACACGCCGGGCGGCTGCATGATCAAATCGGGCTCGTGCGTGAGCAACTAGGGCATCAGTATTCATAATGCATTATATAGGAAAAACAAAGAAAAGTAAAGGGGCAACTGCCCCTTTTGGTTAGACTGTTGAAGCAGCCACTGTGGGTGTGCCCCAGGTGTTGGTAAGGGTGGTTGTTTCAGGAGGGTAATAGGTGACAATGGTACAAGGTGCTGTGCCCGGAGTGGCGCCTGAAGCCGCTGTGCCGCCCGAAATTGCATCACCATCACTGGCTGACCAGAGTGTGGTAATTGTCAGTGTATTCGACGAAGCTCCTTTGGCAATGGTATGCTGAATGAAATTGCTGGTATAAGGTGCAGTATCAGCAAATTGTTTGTACACAATAGTACCAGCAGCGCCAGCCACAAGAGCGTCCCACCCAGTGCCTGTACTCAATATATTTGGTGCACCAGTGCCACCAACTTTAGTTGTACCTGTGTATGATACCCCAGCGATAGTATGAGCAGTGGCCAGCCCAGAAATCCAAATGTCGCCACACAAGGTGTTGGCCAAGTCATTCCATTCTGGATCACCAGTTTGTCCAGTTGCTGTTTTGCTTACATCAATTTTGATCAAACCACCGGCATTGAAAAAATAAGTTGCGGCTGCGGCACTGGTCCAGGTCACTGTATTAGTAAAAGTAATGCTCCAGGCACCAGGTCCAGTACCAGCAGTCTTGCTGTTGGTACCAGTCCATCCAGTAAATTGACTGCCCACCGCATACGCATTGTAACGATTGTTAAACACGTTGGTGATATCTGTGTTGACAGCAGCCAACACACTGATAGTTGTTCCTGTTGTAGGAGCAGCTCTTGCAGTGATTACGGTATTTGTATGTGTACCCAAACTGGCAGTAGTGTTAACTAGGCTGGCCCATTGGGTAGCGGTGACAGTTCCTGCAGCAGCCACAGTACTTAATGCTGTTTGCCCATATGCTGTGTTCCAGGTGGCGTTGATATTGGCACCTGCTGTGGTACTTACAAAGCCATTGTAATCTGTTGCTTGAATCAGTCCGCCTGATGAATATGTCATTTTTGTTCCCTGTTACTTGATAGTCACAATTGCTTCAATTGTGCCCAATTCTGCAGTGTGTTTGTTTTCCAGTGAGCGACCAATCACATTGAATGCTGTGGCTTCGCCTGGCTGTGCTGCTCTAGCAACACCTTCGCCAGCACTCACAAGACGATCACCTTTGCGTACTGTGCCCACACATTTTACAGGAACTCGACCTGTCATTGCAACCGCTGGGTGAGTGTCATCTTCTCCAGCGCCGCCGTTCATTGTGTAGGCTGGTCTTGTACTTATAACCCCAAACACATTTTCGCTTAGATCTTCAGTAGATCGAGTGATTTCTTTTGCGCCACCCAATTCTACAACTGTGCCAGGTTCCAACACGTCATCAGCAGCAAAGCGTTCTGCAACGTCAGCGTATAGTGCTGTGGTAGCAGTGGCAAACACACGGTTAAAGTAGTTGCTTGATGACCCAATGTTACCAATTGCATTGGTGCCAGTTTTCTCAATACCGATTGTGCTGACGTTACCGGCAAAAAATGCGGTACCTGATGTGAGCACCAGTACATTACTGGTTCCAGCAACATTGAAGTTGACATTGCCGTCGGTGACGCCAATATTGCCTTCTGTGACGCCGTTGACAAATTTGGTAACGCTGACACCCAAACTCAATCCTGTGAGTTGTGATCCGTTGCCCAAGAAGAATGTGCCTGCAATATTTGCCTGACTGGTTATGTTACCAGTGGCACTGACTTGTCCACTAGTTCGCAGATTACCTGCTTGCACATTGGCTGTGGCGCTGAGTGTAGCACCTTGTACCAGTCCAGCAGTTAATATGTTACCACCAGTGATGTTTCCAGTGGCACTCACTTGCCCGCCAGTGGTCAAGTTGCCACCAGAACTGTTGCCAGTTACGCCCAGTGTTGTACCTACTGTGGCAGCATTTGAAATTGCAAATGTACCATTGCTGCCCAAGGCTTGCGCCACATTAAATGTGGTACCGCTGACATTGGCTTGAATAATCAAATTACCACCAGAGATGTTGCTCTTGATGTTGGCATCAGTTGTGGTGGTATTGACGTTGAATACGTTGGCCGCACCCACAAACATCCCAGTGTTGTTTTGTACACGTAAAATACCTGTTGTGGCAGTGTTGGCATCTGCCCGCATGAATTGCGAACTGTCTAAACTGTCTAATAACTGTGCATTTGTAGCTGATCCAGCAAACACTGCACCTGCCACTGAAGAACTAAGGGTCACGCCTGGAAAGATAGTAGGGAACGCTGAAGCAACAGATGCCTCAGGCGTAAAACTTGCACTGTAGTACACAATAGCAACACGCACGTTTTGCACATACAAACTGGTAATATATTTTGTGGCTCCAACGTTGTCTAAAATTGTTTCAGGAATAGCACCTGATGTGCCTTGTGCGCTGGAATACCCAGGCCCGACCACAATAAATGTTCCCGGATTGCCGCCCACAGTACATACATTGAGTTGTTGATTGGTAGTACTGTACCACAAATCACCAACCACACTGGGGCTGGGTTGACTGCTGCTGGATGTGGCAGAACTAATGGTTTTCCAGCCCCCTGTGCCAGAATACACCTTGAGCAATGTATTGGTTTTATCCCACCACAACTGTCCAACCAACGGAGAATTCAATTGTGCCACAGTTGGATTGCCACCTGAACTTGTACTGGAAAAATTCTCCAGCATCTGGATAAAGTTTTCGTCTAAAAATTCACCGTATCCGGCGTAATTTTTACCTACCAAAGTCAAACTTGAACTGGTGTTGGTTGTACCGTCTGCAATGGTTGCAAAAACTGTGCCGTCGGTTAGATTGATTGTATATGCCATGTCAGATGTTCCTAGTTGCTATATTTATACAGCATTTATGTTGCTCAGCGTCTGTATACGCAGGGTATAGTCGATTTGAATCTGTCGATTCAAACTTTTTTGCACCGGGTGAAAAATCACGTGTGTAATCAAGCGCAGATTATCCACAGACCCGTTCCATGTTTTTAACCCAAGTTCGTCAAACACAAACTCGCCATTGAAATTGGTCGAGTTATCAAATGCCTGTTGTTCAGGGGGTTCGCCGTAGTCCAGCAAACAAGTCACAAGAATATCACTGTATACATTGCCACTGGTATGTAACGCAGTCATTTTGTTGTTTTCAGGGTCTGTGTCAGCAGCTGAATTATCATCAACTACTTTGGCGTAGGTTTGATTGTACAAGTCAGCGTTTTGTCCTGTGGTGTTTGGGGGCAAGTATGTGATGACACCTGTGGGATCAACCGAACTGCCGCCGTTGCCGAATGCCATTTGATAAATGTATCCGGTGTTACGATCACTCAATGTTTGGGCCATGGCCAAACTGATGTTTTCATAGTGAATAGCGTTCTTTTTGTCCACCAGTACTTCACCAGTTTTGGGATCGTGTATCTTGACGAATCCTTCAATTTTGCACAGTCCAGGCTGGATAATCATGCTCTGCCCTCCACATAAGTTTTTTGGGTTTTTGGATCAAAAATTCTCATGTGAGCCTGGACACTAATACTGCCCGTTTCGTTCGGGCGGCGTGGTGCAGGCTGAGCCTGCTGCTTGGTCTGATCTTGTGATGTATTTGCCATGGTCAGTTATTTATCCGTGTTATCTGTCACACAAAAACCTTGCGGCCACTGTGTCGGTTTCTTGCAACGGTTCGCCGTTACTAGGTGTACCTGCACCTGGTGCATACCAAGTTGCTCCGCGACGTTGTAAAATAGTTACTTCACTGCCTGCTGCAGGCGCTGAATATGTGCCATCAACAATGAATTCAATGGTCAATGGATCAAACAACGACACAATCCAACGATATTCGCTGTTGGCTGTGGTATCACTGTAGTTGTATTGGCGTATTCCGCCTACATAAACTTCAATGCTTTCTACGTATATGGTGCTTGAATCGCCAAAATCAGCAATGTCAATATTAGGAGCATAAAATACTGCGGTGGTTCCATCGCCCATGCCCGAGTCTTTGACTATGTAATCTTGATAAATTTGATTCAACAAATTACCCGAACCAATGTCATACACTTCTGCCCCAATTATGTGGGCAGCAGCAGCCGTGCCAGCTGTGCCTCTTTGCAATCCTGATATTGTATTATTAGGTACATCTCGATAACGATACATGATGCGTTCGCCGTCAATGGTCACGACTCCAAACACACCAGCCGGCAGGTCCGGTTGAGTCAGAGCAGAAACATTTTCTACGTAAATTACGTCTGCGGTGGCACTCAGTGGTTGTGTTAACACTGTGGTGGTAGCATTGGTTATTCTATACGTGGCCTGAACTCCGCGCATGTCTTGGAAAATACGGAATGCTGCTGCTTCGGGCACAATTGAATTGGTAAATTCCGTCACAATTAAAATTTGAGTACTACCAATGGCACCTTGAGCCAAAATTAAGTATTGCCCTGAAATGGTATAATCGTTGCCTTCAAACAATCTCAGGCCATCCAATGTCACCCACAATCTGCTGGCGTCAAGATCAGTGCGCAGTAAATCGAAATCATTTGTTGGAACTGATGTGCCAACTTCATAGGCAAACTGTCCTGGCAATGGCTGGAAAACATCATTCAATGTTGGACTGTCATAATCTGTGGTATCATAAGGTTGATAGATGGTTGTACCTGTTTGAACTGGACCAGTAAATGTCAATGTCAACGCATTTTGTTGAGCAGTGTCATTCCACGTTATTACTTCAATTTTGTTGCCTATATTCAAAACAGATGAGATTTGCAATTGATCTGTAAAATCTGGACCGGACGGGTTATACGCAAATTTACATTGTGCTATGGTGCTCACAGAAATCAATATCACCGCACCGTCGGCTGGCACAGCCTCAAAAACTACTTGTCTCCCAGGAGTGTTGCTACCATTGTAGTTGGTAACACTGTATGTTCCATCTTGTGCGCCAAATGATTGTTGCTGTAGCACACCGTCAACCCAGACTTGAATATCATTTACTTCATCAATTGATGCTTGAGAAAAACTGGTTCCCATGCGTTGAGGCAAGCCAAAACTATTAGTGGTGCCATCACCAATCCATTCTATACCACTGGGTCCTAGCACACGAACTCCATTGATGTTGACCACCATGTTGGCAGGATTTGTACCTATCGGTGCTTGAGCAAGAGTCACCGAGCCATTGTCAATTATTTCTTGATCAACCACAAATGTTTCAATTACTGGTGTACTCCAACTTTGGAAAGTAGTTGGCGTAAATTTTGCTATCAATTCCCCGGCCCAGGTGGCCTGATCATCTATTAGAGAAACTTCTGTGATTCCATCTTCTGTGATAGTAATAGCATTGATTGAATCACTGACAATTGTTAAAATTTGATACACTGTGTTGGTTTGTACTCCTCCTAGACTATATCCTGAGAATGTTACTGTTTGTCCTACACTGAGAGTATCAAGACTGCCTAACAGCACAATAGCATTGCCTTGTTGTTGTGTATCTGTCACAGGGATGCTGGTTGCAGCGCCAAGTACCAATACAGATATACCATCGGTGGCAGAAATAGACGCTGTGATTGTGCATTTAGTTCGAACAGAAGGAATAAACGGCAGCCAATAATCAGTATTTGTTAACGCAATACCTGGTGGCACAGTTTGAATAGATCTATAGTATGTGCCCTGGGGAGATCCAGTCATGGTACCCGAAGCAGTGGTCAGTGCCACCAAAGTTGCACTGCCAGCAGTGTCAGTTATATAAAACTGAGTGCCATTGGCAATCAGTTGCACATAGTATTTTTGTCCAGATACTATTCCACCAAACACAGTGCCAGAGAACACAATAGGTTGACCTACGGTCAACGCACTGGTACTGTTACATGTAACAACATTGAATGCTGCTGTGGTATTGGTTACGGTAATTTCATTATCATTAAAAACTACGTCAACTGTTTGATAACTGTTGTCCTGACTCCATACTTGACTGTCAGTGTATGGTACTGTTTCTGGGTTGGCCACTAATTGGCCATTGACAAACACATTGGTGCTGACTATTTGAGAATACCCTACTGGTAAAATTATACTATTGTCTGTGGCAATGATTTCACTGCCTGTGTAGTTACCTCGAAACAATTGGTCACCACCACCAATTTCATAAACATCAATACTGATAACATCAAACGCAGTTACCCCGGCATCTATAGTTACATACTGTTCACTCCAATTAATAGTATAATCGATGTCCTGTGTCAATACCAGTCCAGTTGTTAAATTTGACACTACTAAATTAAAAGGATATTGAACAATATTGGCCCAACTATAATCAAGTGTGATACCTGGCTCAAATGTATAACGTTTTGTTCCAATTTGGAAACCATGTCCATTGTTCAGCCAGTCAGATCCTGGGCGTGTGTAGATACGCAGATCTAAGGTGTCGTATTCGGCTCCATTGATCAATTCTTCAGGAGCATGACCTTCGTAGGGTCCAACAAACTCACCGCCGTCTACATTGATATCTGAGAACCGTGTGCCAAGATAAATGTCAGCAAATTCACTTTGATAGTTGGCATCTAATGTTCGATTGTCGAGAAAGTATTCGCCCCAGACCTGGACTCCAGGATAATCTACGCCATTTACCAGCAATGGCAATTCTAATCCAGGTTCATTTACACCTGGCACATACAAGCCCATGGTACGGTCAACCCCGGTCAATCCAGTGGGAGTTGAACTACCGGGATAGGTGTAGGTGGCCGCATCGACCAGTTGCCAGTTTTCTAAATCAAATGTTGGGCCTACTACTGCGCTGCTGCCGTCGGCATTTTGTGCAGACCACACACGATTATCGTAACGAACCAAGGTACCATTTTCATAAGTTCCTTCACTGCTCCAAGTCTGAACGATGGTTTGATACTGGAATCTATCATACTTGATCACTGTACGGAATTGCCGCACAACATCATTGGTCATTCTTGGATATGCTACCGCTCCAGATCCGTTGCCGCCGCCGAAAATCACAGTTGGTGTAGATCTATATCCTGCACCGCTTACAGTTACATTGATTGCAACTACTTGTCCTGCACTGTTTAAAATTGCAGTTGCTTGTGCCATTGTGCTGGGCGCAGGATCATTGGGGTTGGCTACAATTTCAACTTCAGGGGGTTCAGTGTATCCTGATCCTCCATCAATCAAGTCAATGGAATCCAGTCTCAACAAATAGTTGTTGTACCATTGACTGTATGGCCAAGATGACCACACAGTGGAATTGGCCGGCAAATCACTGAGATTATTTGTGTCAGCATTGAGTGCGGTGCTGTGATTGTATGGCAACAATATTGGACTGGTAAATTGCGGAACTTGCAAACTGGTATTGTAATATGCTGGTAAATCAAAATCAGCCATGTCACCAAAGTACTCATCAAACCCGTTGTAACGCAGATTAAACTCACGTATTTGAACATGATATGGTTTAACTTCTTGAATGTAGTCCAACACAAATTCTTGATTGTCACGACTGTAATTTTGGAATTGTGTCAAACTACGAATTCTATGTTCAACATCAATCAACGATGTTTTTACCAGCCATTCGGGGGCAGCAAATTCACTCAGCACAAAATTAAACATGCCAGTAAGGCTGCGATTTCGTTCGATCAATAAATCGTCGATGAACAGTTCTTCGTTGATGGCTTGAATAATTTTGCGTGTTTCAATCACAGGCTCTTGGTCAAAATATTGTGCATCAAACACTTCAACGTCAAATCCAAATCTTCCAAGTGCATAATCCCACAACTCTGCAGAAAATTCAATTGTGCCATCTTGCAACCCAACACGGTCAAACCCAGTGGCTGTGCGTAGATAAATTTCAAATTTTCCTTGGCTGTTGGCTGTAACTTTGACACTGCTGCCTACCGCAACATTTAGCGTGTTCAAGGCGGCCACATTAGGAACCTCAGCAATAATTTTAGTGCTGCTGTTATAACCAGGTAGATACCAATTGATGTGACCCCAATATTGTGTAGTGTCATAGTTCTGAACCTGTGTCAACTGCACTATACGCACAGGTCCGTCCACGGTGAACTGTTCAATTACTTTATATATGGTCCATAATCCACGATTGCTGGCATCACTTTGAACCAAATATTTGTAACCCAATGGAACTGCATTTAAATTTTGAAACCCTAAAATTTCTAGGTTAGCAACTTTTTTATTCCAGTTCACTGTGGTAATTCCACCAACTGTGGTGATTGCACTGGGTTCAGGTTCACTGCTGTTCAACAATACAAATTGGCGATTTTCTACTATGGGATACAATGCCAATACAGAATTCGCACGAGTCAAATAATTTTTAAGTGCAGAAAATCTATCCACAAACATACTTTGCCGCGGACGGAATTGTACTCCATAGCGTTCAGCTGGTCCAAGATTTACATCAGGCACTAAATTGCCATATGTATCTACTCCGCAGAAACTGTCTTGCATCTTACGATACAAATTGCTACTGATAAATGCATCTTCTCGACCTTGTGCTACTAACTCATACTCCACATGAACATTGTCATCTGTGAGTTCTTTATCAAATTCAATACTGATAATTGTGTCAGACGCTTGAATGTAGTCACCAGCATTGTACAATGCAATGGTGCTTGAGTTAATGGGAGCAATATAAGTTATACCACTTGCTCTGGGATTTTCAATGTAATCAGCCACAGTGCTGACTGACAATGTTTTGCCTTTTTGTGTAGCGGTGGCGGTGATACCTCGTACCCAGAAATAATATTCTGTGTTAAATGACCCAGTTTTACTCAACACTGTGTTGACCACATAACTGACGGAGTTAAAAGGAATTCCTTCTCCAATGTAAGCCGCAGGAGGCGTGTTGCTGACTGTCCATTGATACACATCCACTGTGCTGCCAGGAAATACTTGTCCCCAACGACGGCTTGCATACACAATGTCATCTTGGTTGGGATCAATAAATCTTACTGTGCTGGTATCCCACCAAGTTTCTCCCACACGATCTTGACCCCAGGTTGTGCCGCGGATGCCAGTTGGCCCAACATTGTAACTTGCAGGATCCACTGCACCAATGTAATCTAAATTTTGTCTGGCAGCGCCAAGTATCTTTCCTTGCAATGGATCAAAGAAATCATAATATTGTGTAGTAGCCGATGTGATTCTGTCATATGAATACACAGAATTCAACAATCTCACATCCACCACTGGTTTTTGTTCTCTCAACATGGTCCAAGCCGGAACACGAGTGTCATTAGTGCTGACAAATACTCGACCATAATTGGCCAGCATGGTGCTGTCGCCTAATTCATTTCCTGGTGCACCTGTGAACAATACTCCATCAGTGTAGTTTACTGCGGTGCCGTATTGATCGTAAGTCTGCACATCTGGGTTGCTAATTTGTTGTCCAAACACAAACTTGTCAGGATTGGTCACTGATGAACTTGAACTGGTCACAAAATCATAGGTGTAAACTGCCCCGCTTTGTATAACCTGGTCAAAGAAATCTGTAGCACCTTCGTCCCAGTCTGTGTTGTTCAAGTCCCAAACTGTGATCAAATACAATGTGCCGCGAGGCGCACCAACTACTAAATTCACAGCCGAATCATCAATACTGACGCTGGTACCAAACCCAGCATAGTCTATAGGATATGGACTTTCAATGGTTTGTGTAAACACAAATGTTTCAAATTCAAGATCAGCAAACGCGGTACCAATAGAACCTGGTGCTACATTTAATTTGTCGCCAATTGGCGCAGCATCTGAATTTTTAACTGCAATGGTCAGGTAACCTGCAACATCAACAGTGGCCTGAACATTTGGAACATCTGCATTTATTTGTGCAGCCAGGCCACGAACTCGTGCGCTGGCAGCAACTGTGGTTGTGGTGATCACTTGCCAATACGAAGTGTTGGTCAATGCAGTAGCAGCCGGAACACTTTGCAAACTCAAATATATTGTGGTTACTGTATTAACAGTGTTATACACCACAGTATTTGCAGAATAGATTGTTGAGATGTTCCATGCACCAGGAACCACAACATCTTGGTTGTTGACTCTGAGTGTATCACCGTTGTCTATGACAGCATTGGCCACTGTGTTGGTAATAATACCAAATGCGCGGCTTTGATTGACATTGCGCTCAACCACTCCGCCTTTGAAAATTTGCACACTGCTATTAGGCACGCCCACATACAAACTGCAATTATAACTGCATAGGTCAGTGTCGTAACCGTAATTACTGAATTCTTCAATGGTGTTTTGATTGATTGTTTGCACCAGAGCGAAGCCATTGGTTTCAATGTCAATCAAATCGCCTACTTGCAAATTAGCAAGAATGGTAATGGTATTTCCACTCACTGAGAATGTATTTGTTTGCCCAGGTGTTGCAGATTTCTCATTAACTAAAAATGTATTGTTGACCAGCACACTAACTGGCTCAGCCACTGAACCAAGCACTGTAAAAGTCACTGTTGACCCGTCTGTACCGTAGATAAATCGTTGTACATCTCTATCGTACACATACACTGTGCCTGCTTGTGTATAGGTATCGCTGGTCACCGGATCAGTGTACGTGGCATTGGGTGCGCTAATCAGTATCTGTCGACCATCTGTGCCAGTGCTGACTGAATAGCCAAAATTGTCTCCACCAACACTTGCCGGATTGGTTATCGTTCCAGCATATTGGAAGTACCCTTCTGCTCGCACAAGAATAGTTGCACCAGCCACAGGAGAACTTGCGGCCACAAAAGTCATATCGCCGGTGTTATTATTAAATGTATAATCAATGGTGGGACGTTGTAATACATCGTCAACAAACACAGAAAAACTGTTGAGGTTATCGGCGGTGTACAGGTATTCATTCAATGAGAATGTCACTGTCAATGGCGGAGGGGTATAACTTGGTGTGCCGTTGATTGCGGTGATTATTCCACTGTTTTCAGTGATAGGAAAAGTAATGTCATTGGCAGGACTCGAGCCGCCATCAAAACTTGCTGCTGGTATTGTTATAGTATCGCCAGTGGTGTACCCTGTGCCGCCGTTTTCCACACTCACTGTCACTGTTCCGCGGATTCTTGTGACCACAAACGTTGCGTCAGACCCAGACCCGCCGGTGCCTGCTACTCCATAATAAACCTGGTAGTCCAGCAGTTTACGACTGGTTCTAGTTATTTCAACAGAATCATCAAGCGCAGGAGCAACAGCAAAGTCCACACTGGTAAACGAATTTGTCACATTATAATCTGTGCCAACAACAAGTACAGCACCTGCTACCACAACAGTAAGTTGAGTATCCGCATCAATTTTAATATCTTCGCCAATATAGTAGGAAGTAGTGGCTCCATCACCTAATGTTTGTACACGTTGACGTTCCCAGTCTACACGACCATATGCATACACCGCATTAGCACCTGGTGCTCCAACATACAACCAACGTTCGTCCTGACTGACCACAACACTTTGACCAAACAATTCAGCCGCTGTGGTTGATGTTGGTGATGTCAACATTTGCCATTGTCCGTACGGGATAGTGCCTGATGCACCAAGTTGTGGATCTCGATAAATTACCACAGCATACCCATTGTCAACTGCGCCAGTTGATCCTAAACTGTTAGGAGCACCGGCTGCGGCCCAGGTTTGATTGCCAAAGTCTACCGATGTGCCATATCCACGTGCTGCTGTTTGCCCATTGAAAGGTCCGCCACTGACGTCTAATATGTCCAAACTCAACACTGCATCATTGGGAGCCAATGGACTGATTGGTGCGTATACATTGCTGTCACTTTTGACGTACACATATACACCACCACGACGTGGCAAAGATGTCAATGAATAAGGTGTCCAATATGCCGTGTTATAGATGCTGATGCCTTGCGGCACAGGTGCAGGTGCATAGAAAAATTCAGTTTGATACGGATCAGGAATATAAACAATAGAAAATTCCACATACTCGTTGGCAATGTTCCATTCAGTTGCTCCCACTGGGAAACGATACCGAGGGCTACCTACCAGCGCCGCAAAACGATTTTGTGCTTGCGCCACAGAAGTGCCGTACTGTTCACCTTCATCAACTTCAAATGGAGTAAGGCTCAACAGTTCTGTAAACACTTCTTCTTTTTGTAACACGGACCACAGGCCGGCACCGTTGTTGTCAACCCAAACTTTAGCACCAGGTGCTATTGTATTGGCATATGGCAGATTCAAAATATCACTGGCCTGAGCAACCCGTTGAGTTTTTAAAGTAAACCCAAGTCCTGTACCATTGACCACGGTGCGACTGCCAGTGAAACTAAATGCAATAGTAACTGTGTTGAGATCCACAATACTCAGCACTGTGTATACGCCGTTGACTTCTGCGTCAAAGAAACGTATGATCAACTTGTCATTGACAGCAAGATTGTGTTGTTGAGAAAATATTGCTAAACTGGTTCCGTCTAAATTGTCACAGATATGATCAATAGTACCTGGTACAGATTCTGATCTATAAATTGCCCAATCGTAAGAATTAATTTTTGCAACACATATATTGGTTCCTACCCCAATTTGATTGATGTTTGCGGCCAAACTGTCTGTGTTATCGATATCAAACACAGTGATATCCACATCATCCAAATTCACATACCCAGCACTGGGCAATGCAATATCTGTAGGCAATGTGTTGGTCACCGGCAAAATGTCAGGAGATGTTATTTTATAACTTTCTCTCCAGATATCTGAAAACAATATTGTCTGATCTGCTTGACTGCTTTGTTGCGGATTGATAATTTGCACCAAACTGGGATTTGAATCTAGTAGCGCACGATTCAATTGAAGTTGGAAAAAACTTCTGTTGGCATTTGCGCCGTATACAGCACGTTGAACTGCCCAGTTTTCATAGATGTTATAATCTGCTGATTCTTTTCCAAGATTGGCCTGTGAAAATAATTCAGCACTGAGTATGGTACCTTTGCTGCCAAGGAATTGTCTATAAATGTTTAATTGACTTACATCATCAAGATTCAATGATGTCATGTATTGACGAGGACGGAATCCAATTAGTCCGTAACTCAACAAGTCGTTGTCTTGTTCAAGATTGCCACTGTTGATATCATAACTGCTTTGCAGTTGGTCTGCTTTGTTGGCCAAGTTAGGCAACAGTCCCAGTTCAATTTGAGTGTAGTCGCTGGCCAGCCAGTCATTGGCATTGAACACTGCTGTGGGTTGTACAATTGCTGCTGCCGACCAGTATGCACCTTTGTATTTGACAATTTGTCCTTTGGTATAAGTGGCATCAGAATTCCATTCTTGAATGTTGTCCTGATTGAGAATAAAACCTTGCGCATCCACTGAGCCATTCCACTCTGTTGTGGTCACAGCAATCAAATTTAGTCGACTTTGGCGAGCACCTGTTGTTGGCTCATAAATCAAATCGCCAAACACACTGGCATTGTCCAGCACTATCATGTGCTCGTAGGCAGTGTATTTTAAATCAATATAACTCAATGTTTGATCTGTGGCAGGCTCAACAGTGAATGTATTTTCAATGCGAGTAATGATCAAATTGCGTGTTTGCAATTCTTTTTTGTTTTGATCCAACAAAATGTTTTCTGCAGTTTGTGCTTGGATACTGTCGACCACAGCCCGGTCACGAGAAATGCTGAGTTTGAATGCCAGTGGGTTGAGATTGATCAATGCTTGTTCGTCCCATCCTTGTTGGCTCCAGTACAGGAATTCATTGACCATTTGTCCCCAACTCAAAATATATCCGTTGGCGGTGTCTTCAAATGTTAGTCCCTGACGTTCAAGGTATTTGCCATAACTTAACAAAAAGTCACTGACTGATGTGATGTCAGAAAATATGTAACCATAAGGAATTTGTGCGACTGTGCCAGTGTAGAATGTAGGCACACGCACTGTGGCACCACCTGCACTGTAAGTTTGCAGTTGTCCTGTGAACTGACTTTGTAGTATGTTAAAATAAGGTTGTGTGGTGCTATATCCAAACACTGCATATCCGCCGGCAGTTTTTTGTATTACCACTGATGAATAACTGGCTCGGTCAAACGGCTGATTTTTATACAACAAAAGATTGTAACTTTGATCAGGAATCAAGAAAGTTGTATTGGTAGAATTAGGGCTGGACTTTTCTGTGTAAATTTTGATATACTGTTTGTCTGAAAAACTGGCCATTCTATAGCACAATCTCACATCCAATGCGCCAAGGTCAGCAGTGAGGTCAGCAGTGCTATCCACACCACTTTGACGATTAAAATCCACAATCCAATCAATGTAACTGGCTTTACTTGTGCCATCTCCGTATATTTCCAAGTCGTTGGCATTTAATCTATAACGGTTGTTGTACAAATATTGATTTAAATCTGTATCAAACTTGTACAAATCTCTGTCAGCAAACAGTGCAAAGAATTTAGCAGGGCGTGTCAACGCCAACAGTCGCATGACTGCAAATGGATATGCACTTGAATTCCACCAGGATGCTTCTACAGGTCCACCGTCACCTATTGCCCAACTCTTGCGGAATGCTGTTTCGTTGTAATTGCCCACTACACTATCAAAAGGACTCAATAGTTCGCCTTCGGTGCCTGTGGGTACAACAGTGGTCAATCCTGAACGTGCATATTCAGGCAAATAGTACGAAGCAACAGGATCTGCCACGTAGCCCGCTTCCAAGTCATCCCACAACACCAAGTTATCTTGCGTGTATGGTCCTGTGCCGTAGGTAGAGTCCCACCAAGAAGGTTTTACAGTAAATCCTAGCATCTCCCAGGGCGTCTCTTGAGGTTGTTGAGTGTCATAGTAGTAACGATTAATCCCGCGCCAGGCGCCAGGCAATGGATCATTGTTTAATTTACTTTGCGCACTACTGTAATTCCATGTGAACTCGTTGGTTGCAGAATAATTTTGTATTCGATAATCTAATTTGTTCCAGGCCACATAACTCAAAAAGTCTGTGCTCAAGATATTGTTGATCTGAGCCATGGTATAGCCAGTGGTCCTGAACTGTCCTGGCAATACATCTGTCACAGTCAACGGAACTGGGTTTCCATCTAACTTGAGGTTGCTGAAAATTCTAGTTTCAAATTCCAACAACACTTCATCTCTGATATCACCAAATGTTTTTGTCACACTACCATCATGACCAATTATCACTGTCTGTGTGCCTGAACTGGTTTTTTGGGTAACTATTTCTGGTCGATATGCAGGATACAACCCTAATTTTGTTGGAGTGTTTGGCACAAAACTACCAAAGGTAGAAGTATATTCTTGCAAGGTCAGCACATTGCCCAACGTCAGATCGACCAACACTGTGATTCGAGGACCATCTGTGGCCACAATGTAATCTCTATCACGCACAAGAATTGTATCATTGAGGTAAACGTTCATACCCTGGTAGTTGGCCGAAGTATAGTTGTAAACTTGTGCAGTATCAAACACATCTGAAGTGGTGTTTGATATGGTGTATGTTGTGGTAGTAAACACTGATCCAGCGGGAATCATGTCACTCCAATAGAATGGTTGAGACGACAGTCGACCAAGAGTGATGTCTGCTAATGCAATATCTAATACTTCACCAGCAGTTTGTTGTTGTACAACTTGTTGAGTTACTGCATTCAACAGTTGTCCCTTGAATTTTAAATATTCCTGGCTGTTGTATTGTAATGCTGAAAAAATATTAAATTGTTCGCTGCGTAAAAAATAACCGGCCAAAGTCATAGGCGCACTTTGTTGCAATATGGTCAAACCATAAGGCACCAGATTACCTAAATCTCTAGTGTTATTGGCACCGTTGACAGGACCAACCAATTGGGTCGACAAGTTTTCACATATAGTTTCGTACTGAGTGCGAATAGTACCCAGTGTAAAACTAGGACTGTTGTTGTTCAGCGGATTATTTTGCAGATTAGTTGGTACTTGATAAAATGCTGTTGCACTGGTTTGATCGCTTAAAACCAATACTTCAATAATATCTGTTGGTAGATACACGTCAGACAATGTGATTGTAGTGCTATTAGTGTCTACGGTCACAGTATATTTGTCAGGTGCAATAAAATTTGATCCAACATAGATTTTCAATGCAGGCAGTACTGTGGTAGTGCTTGCTGCTATATCTACCTTTAACGATTGCCCAGTATAGTCAAATTTAAATTGTTGATATTGTTGACTGGTTGCCACTGCTGGTTGCCAGCCAATCAGTTTACCGAATGTAGTACGATCTACATACTCTCTGGCCACACCTGAACTAATGTCTGATGTGACACTGACGTTGTCCAACACATATAAAAATGTATCTTTGTACAAGTTGTTTTCAAATACAATATCACCCACGTTGTCAATGTTTAAATATTGCAATGGGAACTGTAAAATAGGGTCAAGAATACTGGTATCACCCACTGCATAACTAAACAACTTGCTGCCAACAAAGGTTGTAGAAGGATAACGTGCCCTGCTGCCAAAACTGATGCTGTCAAGATCATACACATCAAACAATGGTGCCTGTTGAACACTGGTTTTTTGTTGTGCTTCAGTCCACTCAACCCCGTTGTACCAATAAGACAGACCTATTTGGGTGGTTCCGTTTAAACAAACCACAGTTTGATCTACCAGCACTAATCCGTCATCAGCCAGTATCAAATTTATAATAGGTTGTGCAATCAAGGGAGGCACACTGTCAGGTGTTACAAACTGTACCACATAAATTTTATCACGTACATCAGGATCTGAATCCGCTGCAAAAATCACCCGACTACCATCTACAAATGTGTATCCATCCACACTGTATCCGGTACTTCCTTCGATGTTGCTCAGGGCGTCAGTTTCTGAAAAATCAATAATATCAACTGGTTGCTTGCCTTCAGTACCAAAATTGTACAATCTTATGCCTGGTCTGAAACTGATAATAGGACGCTTGGCACGATAATTATTGTCCAGTGAGGCCACAGTGTTGTTGTAAGTGGCGCTGGCCTGAATAACATCTACATGGAACCAACGATTACTGCGTGTCCAGGCATTCAAGTCTTTGCTTGCTCTACTAATAGTCAAATAATCAATGGTGTCAGGTTCTCCAGCAAGAGTGCTGTCTTCTGCAGGAACCACATAAGGTTCAGGAGTAATAAAGTTGCGCACTGGCAACAATTCAATGGCTGTGCCAACGCCAGATACATAAAATTCATTGTTGGCAAATGCCACCGCAGTGAACCCTAACACTGTGGCTGTGCCAAGTTCAAACGTGGCACCATCGCGCACTGTGGCTATTGAGAATTGAAAACCATTGGCTGATATAGTTTTGATATAATATGTCACACCTGGTTCAATGCCACCTGCTGTGGTGCCTGAAAATATTATTTCTTCGCCTTCATACAATCCTGCAGTTGAACTACATGTAATGTAATTGCTGCCTGATTGAGTACCAGTGCAAGTAAATGTGGTCGTACCTGAACTATAACTTACTGGTAATACATCACCAGTGAATTTAACTTTGAGTCCATTGGAAAATACCACGCCATTGGGACTGGTATAATTTTTCTTGCCAATTATTTGATCAACAAAAAGTGTGTTGGTTTCGGTTTGATCCAACAATCGAAATTTTCCGTACATTGCGGAATCAGTGCCATCTTGGTACCACAATTCGTTTAGCACGGCTGTCAACAATGGAATCTGTAAGAAATATCCTGTACTGTTTTTAAACCAACTGGTGTTGCTGTAGGTGGTGCCGTAAATGATAGTAAACTTGTTATTTGTTGCTACAGTTTGCACCACAGCCAATTGAATAGTGTCCACAGAGCCCACGGTGACAATGTTAATTTGCCAAATTTGATATCTGTTGGCAAAAGGTACTATTGATGCACCGTCGACCCAACCTGCTGAATCAGTGTTGGTAAACACCAGTGTACGGTTTGCCAAGTAGGTTACACCATCAATACCGCCATGAGTGGCTATAAACGAATCCAATGGTTGATTGTTGATTTGATCAAATCTCAAATCTGTCAATAAATCAACCGGCCCTACATCAGGCAAATTATAATAAAATTGTTGAGCAGTTTTTTGTGGTACATTAAAAGTAACCACACCCAAATCTTCTCCATTGTTGTTGACCCCAAACACGTTGCGACTGCTGATATTAGGAGTAGAAGTGATGGTGCCATCTGTGCCTGGTGTGGTTTGAATCCAAAATCCAGGTCCAGTTCCTGAGGTACCATCAACAATGTTTAAAGTACCACGAAGGTTGATTTGATTTTCGCTGACGTAGTACAAAGTGTCGGGCGCATCTTGGGGCACAACAAAAGTAACCACTCCAAAACTGCTGCCGTTGCGTGTGACGCCTGTGCTGTAAGCATCGCCTATGCCTAAACTAGGTGCAGTTTTGATCCAAAATGGGTACAGCCCATTCAAGGTAATGGTGAATACATAGGTGTTGCCACGAACCAAAGTCAACTCTGGATTGGCTGTTTGGTCGATCAAATAAGACACAGTGCCGTTGTTGGACACACGATAATTCACTGTTTCTTTGGTGTTTTGTGCCACTTGGAATGTGTAACTGCCGCCACGCACCAAATCAATGGTGGGATCGTCGCTGGAGATCACAGTTTGATTATCAATCACCGTTGAAAAACTGTACCCTCCATTTTCTCTTGTGACTACATAATTAGCAGAATTAGGCACGGGCACAGCAGCCACATCCACAGTTTGTGGTCCAGACGGCAACCAGTAATACTGACTAAAGTTAATGAACTCGTCAAGGTCCACAAATGGATCCCAGGTATAATAATCGCTGGTATACAACTGATCGGCCTTGGTGGCATCACCGCCTTGGAATCCAATGGCATCATTCATGCCAGGATAAGTTATGACATTTTTAATGTTTTGAGTGTCAGGCTCAAGGCTGATTACTCCTGGCTCCAGTTGGTAATCTTGTCTGGTGACATCTGGCTCAACCACATACCGATCATTGGGGTTTACGCCAGGCCCTACTGTGCGACCAATGAAACCTTGTGTCTTTTTAAACTTGGGCTCTTGAACCATTTGATCCAGGGTGGCAGCCAAGAACTGCTTGTTAACTGGTGTTCTAAAAATCTCTGGTAAAAAATCAACTGATCTGGTTCGTGCCATTAAATTACTCCGCTGCCTGGGGCAGTACGCAAGTTGGTGCTGGTCAATGCTTCAATTACATCGATATTGTCAATGGTTGCACCATTGGCAAAAATTTCGTTTGGTTGGCTGCGTATTTCATACAGGTCACCAAAACTCTTTTGTTGGTCTAGAGGTACTAGTACCACTGAACTAATGATGCTGCCCAGTTGACTGTGCAAGTATGCTGCCAATTCTGAGAAGTAAAATGTGTCACCAAAATTCCATTTATCAATGCTGAAATACGCATTCATCTCTGCCAACACTGAACTTTTAATTTCGCTGGTGCTAGCTGTGCTATTTTGAGCACGAATAACTTTGATTGTGGCACGTAGTTGTTGCGCCGCTTTGGGACCAAACAGCGGCTTGAAAACCACTGAGTTGACCACAATGTTGTCAGAGATCATTTTGTAATCTTCAAGCCCTTGATAGTCTGTACTGAGTTCGTTGATGGTAGGCATGTCTGGTTCTATCACTGTTCCAGTGGTATCACGCAACCAGTTTTGATAGGCAGTGTAGTAACTTTGAGTGACCACGTAAAGATCAATAATGTTAGTGGTGCCTGGATCAATTCTATTGGTCAATGGCGAATTGTGTCGGTATTGGAAATACAAACTTTGTCGACCTGTGCGAGCAATCCATCCTGATACGCCGACAATGGTGCGAACCCCAATGGTACTAATGCTAAGTTGATAAAATGCATCTTCATCATAGGCATAGAATACTTGCCCTGGAGACCATTCAGTTTTGACCAGTTCAATTTCTTCTAATGTGCCATAATCATAGACCACAACATCTGGTTCAACCAACAGGTAACGTTGCAAGTTATCAAAGTCCACTGTTTGCTGAAAGAACACATACGGGCCAGCCATGGTAGAAGGTCCTACAATTTCTTCAAAAAAGTCAGGATTGTCAGGTACACCGTCATTGTCCGAATCTCGATAACTTACCAACACCTGGAAGTCGTCTACATAACCATCACTTTCCACAGGTTGACCAATGATTGTGGTATAGATATCACCGGGCAATGGCTCTGTTGAGTTGGGTTGTGTGTTGACTGCCAGCACATTGATAAAGTCTTTGATAATAGTGCCAGTGCGGCTGTCGTATACCAGTTGGTCTTCGTAGAAGAAGAAACGTGTTTGCAATACTGATCCAAAGTTGTAACTCAGACCACGGAATGTGATTGTATAGTTTTGATTTTGTACTACAAATTGCACCAACCAGGAAGCATCAAGATTGGTACCTGAAGTATTGCCGGCATACTGTTGACTCCACGACGCAGGGTTGCTTTGTGAATAAGCATCAAGATTAGTGCTGGTAATGAGATACCAACTGTAAGGTGTTCCAGTTATGTCACCGTTGCTGTCATATCCTAGACCAAAATTACGATACAACAACATTTGTTCGGCTATTTGTTGTTCAATGGTAGTGGGAAGATCTGTTACAAACAGTGGAATAATTGTGTCAACCAGTGCACCAGTGGGCACAAAATTGTTGATAGTAACTGGGCCTGCACCGGATGTTAAGTTGCCAACGCCATTGTTGTATCCATCGCCGACGATTTGTTGCGGACTGGCCCAGATTTCCAAGCGCTCGTCTGCTCGCATGGGTGTGCCTTGCACCAATCTGTTGTTGCGATCAAAGTAGTAGCCAGTGGGCGGCACAAACTTGATCAAACTGCCCACAATTACATATTGAAACATTGTGGTAGTAGTAGTACCAATGGGTATAGGTGTTCCTGTGGCATCAGTGAAGTACCCAGTGGTTTCATTGGCCAGCGTTGTGCTTTGACGCCATTGATAGTTAGGTAACCATGTTATGCCATTGGGTGTGGTTGTAGAAGTAACTCGTGGAAAATTAGCATAATAAAATTGCCGCATGGTGTAACCACCAATGTCAGGCTGCACTTGATTGGCAATAACATCTGCAATTTCGTTACGATTGGTCCAAGAGAAAAGTATAGTAGGCAAAATATTTTGTTGCCATATGCCGCCATCACTGCTGAATGTGTTGGTTGAACTGTACTTGCCTGTGTTGTCTACCAAGTCAAGATATCGGCTGGTACCAATTGATGCACGATTCAATGCTTTGCTTTTGATAATACTGTTGTACTGTGTGTATGGAAACAGATTGTAATCTTCTCCGTTGACCATGCGGTTCTGTGTGTAGTAACGAGCAGGAGCACGTTGTTTGATTTCGCCAATGGGCTCACGTGCTTGGCTGTTGCTCACAGGACGTGTGATGCCGCAGGTGAATGTGATGGTCTGCAAGTTGCCGTTGCGGTCAGTGTAACTGATGGGCAGCACAACGTTTTGCATTTCTTCTGGGTTGATGATGTATTGCAAACCGTTTGAGGCTCGCACATACGCACGGAAAATGCCCACAGGAATCTCTGAGAACACCCCATCACCAAATACCATGGTAATCTGGTCGTTGGCTCTGCTGGTCACAGAATAAATGGGTTGCAACACATTGTTGCGTTGTGCTGCCGCAGTATAAACATTTTCTACATATTGCCATGAACGATTGATATTGCCCACGTTGTCCAGTTGAAACAGCCAACGGTCTTCGTTGTTGACTCCTTCAATGTTGATGTCTACTGTACGATTGGCAATGCGCTCAGCCAAGTTAAAGTCTTGATTTTGTAAGATACCTTGTTTGAACAAGAAAAAATAACCTGTATTAGAACTTTGAAATCCCAGTTGATCGTTTCTGAACAGTACGTTAAAACTGGTGTTGGGAGTAGGAGCAGGTTCATACACATAATCTCTTCCTACTGATGTGGATGTTATTGCTTCAAACGGCATGTTAATACCGTCCACAGTGGCCGAGTAAGGAACCACTGGTAAAAATCCTGGCACCAAATTTACAGCATATTCAGCAGTGTCCACACCCAAAATAGTTTGACGATTACCTGGACGACCCACACGTTGACTGTCTACCAGGCTGGCGTTGATAATAGCAGTAAACTGTTCTTGCCAGTCTACGTTGGTAGGATCAGCCCAGTTTACAGTGACATTGCTGAGATTTACACCGTTGTAATCCACAACATTTTCTGTTGTTGTGACATTGAATACTTTGAGATAACCTTCGGCTGCTGTGTTGCGTTTGGCTGTGTAACTTACTAGGTTGGCCAGACGTGTGACACTGTCTCTGCGTTCAGCTGTGTCAATGTAGTTTTCGCGAGTGTTTAAGTCTGTGCGAAAGGCCAGTGCCTGCCCCATGAACGCCATGACGTCCAGCAGGGCAATAAATTCTGACGATTCAATGTAGTCATTGAATGTTTCAGGATAGTACAAACGCAAATAATCAATGAAACTTTTACGAAGAGTTTCAAAGTCATAACTTTGAAAATCGGCTTCGCGGTAAGTTTGGTAGATTTGTTTCCAATCTTCTACACCAAATATTGCTGTTTGTCTTGTGGTTGTTGCCATTTTCGTATCGTCCGTGCTTTATTTATTGATAATAAAAACGGCGTAGTTATACGTAACTGGCATTGCGAGTTTGTTCGTCGAAGAATATGCTGAGAATTTCAGCGTTAGTGGTGTTTACAATGGTGATTTGTAATTGTATCAAGATGCCATTTTCTTGCGGAAACGTTTGAATGTCGCTGACGATCATTCTAGGATCTCCTCCAGCCACACGTTGTACTTCGGCGCGGATATCTTGTTGCAACTGTTCAACTTGATTCTCAAACAAATAATCCCAGAGCACTGTGCCATATCCAGGACGGCCTGGCAGTTCACCTTGCCGTATGTTGAATGCATTCAGCAGATCACGTTGAATCAAGTCAAAATCAGTCAGTGTGAATTTTTTGTTTTGATTGATGGTGTTGAAGCCAATAAATGTGGTCATGACAATATTTATGGTGTAATTTTAGGCTTGCTGGCGTGCCTGGGCTTGACGTTTTTCTTGTCTAATGGCTTTTTTCAAATCATTTGCCAATCGCATAGCAGTAATGATGTCAATTAGTTGTTTTCGAAGTTTTTCACTGAACTCTGAACTGTACGGGGTAGCATTAAGGGCTCGGGCTTCGATTGCTGAAGTCTTATCTAGAACAATTTGAAATTCAGCCAATAATGCATCAAGTTTTGCATTTTCTGCATCTAATTGATCAAATGGGGCCTCTGACACTTTTATTTCTGTCAGGCGGACAAGCAAGGCCTTTATTTCTTTTCTCAATGCTTTGTTTTCAGCCACCAAGGCTTCATCGGCCGGTTGGGGACCATAGTTAAAACTAGGCACTTTGTCATTGCCCACCACTCGAGTTGTGGCAGCATCTACGGTTTGTCGATTCACTGTGTTTTCTGATTCTCCAGGAGGAGCCTGTTGCTTTACAGGGTCGTTGAGTTTTTGTTCGGCCGTACCAACAGCAAATTTTGCATCAGCAAATCGCTTGTCAAAATCTGCTTGCTTGTCTGCTGGCAATTGTCCTCGAATCCAATCAGCGCCGCCAGCTATGTCTTTGCTGAACACTGATGATATACCACCTAATTCTTTGGGATTAAGAATGTCTGTTGGAACTCCCAAAGATTTGGCGGCACCCAACCCTTTGCTCATCAAATCTTGTTGCGTTAAACTTTGGGCTGCAGGGTTGCTTAACAAACTGTCAAGATTGTTGATACCACCTTTGCCAGTCCACACTGCAGGACTCTTTAACACATCTGTGAGTTGATTTGCACCACCTGCAAGATATGTGCTTGCTGTTCCTGGCTTGAGCAGGCCTGCTGTTTCTAGTTGGGTGGCGTCAAATCCAAATTTGCCTACACCCACTGCATTGGTAAACTGACTAAAATCTTGTCCAGTTGCTGTGCCCACTGATGCCACTGTGGCTCTGACATCTATGTTTTTTAAATTTGACATGGGCACCAGGGCTGATGCAGTTTTTGCAAAGTCAGCAGTGCTGATTCCGTCGGTCACTGGAGTTCCAAACAATGCACCAATTTTTCCAACTGTGTCTTTGGCAATGCCTCCAGTAATGCCCACTGCGCCGCTGAGGCTGGTGCCGGTGGTGCCGGCTGCAATTGACTGTTTGGCTGTGTCTGCTAGACTCTTGAAAGAATTCAATACGCCAGTATCTGTGCCCGGAAATCCACCTCTTGCCTGCGCCAGTTCTGCCCGGGCTTCTTCAAGGCCATCTTTGGCCTGCGTTTGCGCACTGAGAATATCGCCAGAGGAAAATCCTGTGAGTCCACCAGCATCGGCCTGTTTCTTGAAAATGTCAAATGCTTGTTCGCGAGTCATGCCTGGTGGACCATTGACTTTGAAAGTTTCGGCCACTGCGGTAGGGTCTGGCAATCCAAACTGTTGTGCTATGGCAGCAGCCCTGGCTTTTTCTTCTTCAGTCAAGGGTCTGTTTGGTGCAGTACTGGCTGGTGGGGTACCTTGAAATCTTCCATAAGTCTTACCATCGTCTATGGGTCTAGTGCCAGGCAGTGGACTGAGTCCTCTACGAAGACGTTCGTTGTTGGTTCTGTCCCAGACGATGGGATCCTTGCCTGAGTATGTTAATTTGTCATCGGGTGTTTTGGAAAACAGTCCAGTCTCAAGCGATGTTGTCGCACTAGTAATTCCGCTTAGACTGCTGAGATCAAATGTAAATTCGCTCATAATGCTTGAATGGTTACTCCGGCTGGCACAGCAGGTGCACCTGGAGGAGGCGTGGGCTTGCCTTCTTCAAATTTGATTTTGACATCAACTCCTAGATTGTGATATGGATAAGGCTCATGTGTGGGTGCTCTGGGCACAATAGTTGTCAATGCATCAGGATTTACTTCCCAACCATTGGCTGTGCTGAACTTTGTGTCATCCAGTTTGATTGTGGCAATGGGCACAGGGGCAGTAACCGAGGGTGCCGCCGGGCCATTTAAGTCTATGCCGCCGGCAGTGAACAACAATGACTCGCCGCCATTCCAAGATCCGCCTGCACTTTGTAGTGCCATGGTGCCATCAGCCTTGACACCAAGAGTGGCTTTGCTGTAAATTTTAAAATCTTTTTGTGCAGAGATGTTGAAGTCTGTGACTGCTTCCATGGTGGTGCTTTTTTCACTTTTGACTTGTATGTTGCCGCCTGCATACATGTTGATATTGCGATCAGCATGCATGTTGATGTCGCCATTGGTACGAATGTTCACTGAGTTGGTAGAAAATATATCTACTGTGCCTTCTGCGCCAAACTCCAACCAGGTTTGCCCATTGGCATGTGTGATATAGAAAAAGTTGCCCGAGTCGTTCATTGTGATCTGATGACCTTTGGGTGTACGCAAACGGAACAAAGCATTATTGCCCTGAAGATCACCATCGTCCATCACCATTGTATGCCCGCCCATACGGCCAATCACCCGAGCATCTTCAGGTTTGATTTCGTTGTTTTGAATCTTTTGTCGGATATCATTGGGTTTCATACCACCCTGGTACACTGGAATACCTGGAGTACTAATACCAAACACCGTGCTGGGCGTTTCTCGTTGACTGCTGGATCTTATAGGACCACGCTCGACATCATTGTTCAGCCCTTGTTGAAACATTGCACTGGCTACAACACTGTGTACCGGTTTGAGTTGGTTAAAAAAGTTGTCTGCGTTTACTATTCGGTCATTGTTGGTGTTTACGTCTATGACAGGCAATAACTCACTGTCAGTGAAATAAGTTTCTTGATTTTTGTTTGAGACCACATATTTTGTGCTACCGCCAATGGCAGGCACCATGTGTCCTAGACCAGTATCGGGCACCACACCAATATAATACCCCAACTGGCGATCACCATTGGCAAACACACACAACACTGTGATACCAATGTCTGGTGGAGTAAACCACATGCCGTATGAGTTTTGATTTTGAGTGTAATTACCAACATTGTTGTCGGCGTTTTTTCCTGATGGAGTATATCCGTAGAAACCTGGCAAGTATCTCACTGTGGTCCATTTGGTTGGATCATTTTCATTACCGCCAGCAAACGTTTCAATATACACTTGTAAACGGCCAGCACGAGTAGGATCCACATTGTTTTTTACTATGCCAACAAATGGTCCAAACTCCGCAGGTGTGCCACCGCGGTCCATTTTATAGTTCGACGGTCTACCAGTACTTCGTTGTATTTCTTCTGACATTTCTATCCTTAGTATTCACGAGCACCACTTTGTGTTCTATTGGGAACAGCCGCTTTTGTTATCTTGCCAGGTGCATCGTTGAACAGCCTTGCAGAGCCTAACCCGCCTACTACTGTGCTTACCAACTGCCCATTGCTGGCCACTGCCAGGGCCGGAGGTAAATTAGAAATATCTGGTGCCGGCAATGACAATCCGCCTGCGGCTGCTGCATTAGTTACCGCATTTACAGTAGAGGGTGGCAATAGTGTGCCACTAAGTCTTGCTGCGGTAGATTTTGCCCGCAATTGATCTGCACTAAACCCGCTGACAGGACTTGCAACAGTGTTGTCTGTGGCAGGTGCAGTATTGGGTCTAGTGGCGGTGGCCTGTGCATTTTGTCTAGCCAAGCGAGAATCTTCGGCGGCGCTTTGATTGGGTGCCGATGCCACAATGTTTTTACCTGACGGGATTGGAAAATTATACAAACTTCCTTCTATGGTCTGTTCAAATTTGCCGCTTTTGAATTCGCTGACTATTTTGTTGGCTTTGTACACATTGCTCTGTTGAGGTTGTCGTGCTTGATTGCCTGGTCGTGCATAAGGGTCGGCTAGGCCAGTACTGAGATTGTAATCTTCAGGACGTTGCCAGGCAATTTCAAACATGACCTGACTGGCATCAAAGTTGATTGAGCCGTCGGGCAAAAATGCCGAGTATCCAAATTCTGCGGTGTTTACTCCGCCGGCCAGGCTGCCTTGTTGTATCCACGCAGGATCACCAATGATGCGAACTTTGCCAATGCCCAGGTCTCCAGGGCTGTACAAGTATTCGCTGGCGTTGGCGCTGATTTCATTGGCTGGGCCATCGGCTCCTTGGCGACTGGCATTGCTGGCTGGAGCATAGGCGTATTTGGCAATGTCTCGCATGCTGGCTGTGTTTTTTTTACGTTGCTGTGCGGCTGCGCTTTGATCAGCATGCGTACCTGTGACTGTGATGTTGTACAAATAGTTAAAAGTAGCGGTGTAGTCTAACACTGCTGAGTTTTGTCCTGTAAACCAGTAAAGATAACTTTTATGCACTCCTCGGAATTTTGTCAAAGGAAAATATTTGCTGTCAAATTGGGTAAGTTCGTACGGACTTATAACAAATTTAATATTGTAAGCGTAGTCATTTCTGGCTTCATCGTATGCACCTTGCTGTGCTTCCATGCTGATTTGAAACCATCTCATCGGAGACTGTGCATTCACTGCTGTTTCGGGATTTTCTAGTTCTACTCCATTGCTGTACACCGTCAATGCCTGATCAGTTATGTAAGTTGAATTTCTAATGGCCAGGTCGATAGCCTGTACCATTTGCATGCCGGCAGTGATACTCCAATTGCGATTGCTGATGTCCATGGAGTTGGCTGCTTCGTTGAAGGCCTGCCCTCCTACCTGGTTTGCGCCCGGCTTCATGGCAGTTTGATCTTGAGTAACTATTCTGTTGGCTGGCAAAGTTATTTTGGCATCACGAATCGGCTGATGCCCTTGTTTGTCTGCCACGAATACAATTTCATATGTGTCAGCCACCTGATATATGCCATCACGCACCAACTGTTGTTGAAACGCATTCATTGCCCCAGTTAATCCTTCTTTTATGGTATTTTTAGCCGATGATGCTGCATTGGCCTTGGGCGGCGCACCAGTGGCGTCAATGGCATTGTCCACTGCCCGCACCGATGCTTGTGTAGATTTGACTGGCAGGCGCTGTTGCTCTTGATTGGCAAGAATTCTAGAATCTGTGGCGGCAGTTTTTCTTCCTGAAGAGTCAGTGTTGGCAGTGGTTTGCGATCCTGGTGCATTTGTTGGTGCAGCGGGAGGTGCAGTAGATGCGTACACCAGATCACCACCCAACAGTTTTCCCACATTGCTGTCAGTGAGTTGCACATCATAAGGAATGGTACCACGCCGTGTGCCGCCGGCTACTATTTGACTTATTGGTGCGCATTCAAACTCGTACGATACCAACTTTGAACTCACACTCCAGTTGATTTTTTTAATAAGGAACGGTATGAACTTTTCAACCACAGCATTGGGGTCAGTCAATCCTGTGTTGGGGTCAGCGGCACCTACAGGAACTAGATTACCGTTTTCGTCGTAACCGTACCATCTTATGACCATGAGGTAAGCCGCGGCAGTGTAATTGATGGGTTGGTCTTTTTCTCCAATTTGCCCCATGTCTTGCACTGCTTGGTACAGTCTATCCAACAGCGTGATATTGCCTGGTTCTACCACTGTGAATTTCATGTTGGTGACCATGTGTGGACTTTGAGTCAGTCGTCCTGGCAACACGTTGTCTATGGTCACTGAGTCAATGTAAAAATCCAAAGGGAACGCAGGGTTGCGGCCACGATCCACACTGTTGGTTCCCAACACACCACCAGGTGGTGCTGTGCTTACACTTTTATCTCCTCCAGTGCTGCTTTGTTGACCAGTGCCTAGTTGTCCTAAAAATCCTCCATTGTTGGGAGGTGCGCCACCACTTTGAAACAACAGGTTGTAACCGTTGATGCTTTTCTTTTTACTGCGCAACAATTGAGTGTACTGCTTGGTACTCATTAGATACACACTGGCTTGCCAAGTATAACTGGCGAATCTATCCAGCACATTGGGCTGTGGAACAATGTCTGTGTTGGTGTTTAATGCACCTGATATCTTGATACCTGGCGAAGTGTTGGCAGGTCCTTGAGGACCGGGTGCTGCGGCGCCTTGATTTTTGTTCTGCGGATTGTCATCCTGTGCCACTCGCTGTTGTGTCTGTGATGGATTCTCAGCAGTAGGAGGAGCAGTTGTATCGCCAGTGCCTTCTGGCGGCACTGGTGCTGGTTTGTCAACCACAGGAGTGGTTTTGTCAGACTCCACAGCAGCCTGTTTTTCTGCTGCTTTGGCGGCTTCAAGTTCCTTGTTTATTGCGTTGAGCTTTTGACCTTGTGCGTTGAGTTCAAGCCTAAGAGCATTTGCCGGTGCGTTGGCTGATACGACATTTCTTTCGGCGTCGGTCTGTGCGTTTTTATACGCAGCCGAATTTGCGGTCTCCACCAATGCCGCTTTGTACTCACGTTCTATGCGCTGGTATTCTAAATATGCTGCTTCCCATTGTGCATCTAATTCTGCGACTGTGGCCATATATTAAAATCCCAATGCAGATGTAAGTGTGGTAATTTTGGGCAAAAATATTTCTGTATTGGCCACAAAATCCAAGGGAGGTTTGGTCAGTGTGTTGGGATTGCGCTGATAAAAAACCCACCACAATCTAGCATCACCATACAAGTCATGCGCCAGTAGGTCAGGTCTGTACTGATATGTGAGATTCAACTTGAACTTCAAGTCGTCACTTTCTTGTGGAAACGGTCTGTCAACCATGACGTCAAGAAAAAATTGGCTGTATCCTGTGTTAAAATACGGACTGGTTGCATCATAGTTGGCCATTACCAGAACCCTCCTCGTAGCAGTTGACCGTTGGCAAATTTTTCAACACTGAACTGTTGGCTTTGTTGGCTGCGTGTTTGTATGGGTGCCAATGTTATCTGTATTTCTATCTTGGTAGGAACGTAGGTATCGTTGGCAACATTGGTCACACTTTGCTCAATTGTTAATTCCTGTGCGGCAGTGTTGGGCAGCGCACCTTTGGGCAACAATGAATTTTTCAACCGGTTCACCACAGAAGCAATGCCGTTGGCAGGCGATGTCTGTGACTTGACCAGTCTGTTGTTTAGATTGATGTTGTAGTTGTTGGGTTTGGTACGAATGTAGTCAACGTCATTTGGCAAACTGTAATTGAATGATTTGACCACACAAGGTTGATTGTTGAATTGATATTCCCCTAGTCCTTGGATATACACCAAGGGAGGAGGTGCTCCACGTTGTGGATCTTGGCCGTAGAACATTTTTGTCACACTACGGAAAAAGTGTATCACTGCCAACAAGTAGTTGGCTTCTCTGGTGTCCTGTGCTGTGAACGTGCCGGTGATTTGAACGTCGCCTACATAACTGCTGTTGTAAAAATATCCTCTGTAGTTGCTGTGAGTAAGCGCAGATTCTGAATAGTCAGCATTGTAACTGGTTTGTATAGTGGGCATGTAAGGAAATACCACACCATTGCTGGCTGCCAGCGGAGACAGCAACTTGTTTTTTTCGTCCATGTACAAGTAAGTAGCACCGGGTGCCAGTTTGAGTCGCACACGCCAGTCACCGTCGGCAGGTGCTTGGAACTGATCCTGAATGGCTTTTTGTTCTTTGGTCTTTTGTAGTGTGGCTGCTTCTTGATTGGCCTGCTCTTGTTGAAGTGCGGCGGCTGCTGCTTCAGGATTTTGTGCGGCGGCGGCATTGGAGGCAGCACCACCAAACGGACTTTTGGCGCCAGGGTCAGTGGCTCGGTCTACCGGTGCTGGTGTTCCGGTGATGGCTTCAGAAGAAAAATCTGGATTGGCAAATACCCCAGTATTGGTTGGTTCAACATCGGCTGGTGCAGTGGTTTGAGCTTGTGCAATGGATTCTGCTGGGGTCAACAATGGCGTGTCAACTGGTTCAGGTGCCGAAGTGTTGACTAATTCTTCGCCGGGTGAGAGACTGTCTTGCACAGGCACTTGTTGCGGTTCTGCTGCGACCGCTGTGGGCACAGGCTCTGGCGGAGGTGCTGGCACAGATGCTGTTACTTCAGCACTGGTGCTGTTTCCCCCTCCTGATTGACTTGGCTGCTGAGTCTCGGCAGGAGGGATATTGCTGGGAGCCGTTGCAGTTTGATTTATGCTTTGTTGTGCGGCTGCATAGGCTGGAGAGTTTTTGGGGGTCACTGCAGCCAAAGTCTCAGGAGGTAGGCCAGCAGATTTTATTTTTGCTTCTGCTTGTTCTTGACTAATTGTTTGCCCAGTTTTTAAATCCTGATATGATCCGTCTCGGTTGCCTATCACACCTGCTTGTCTTTTTCCAGCAGTCAACAACTCGTTTTGTCTGTTTATAGCATCTTTTTCAGATATAATAGCATTGGAATCAAAAGTTCGAGTTCTTGGATTGCCCGTGTTGGGATCTGTTGTAGTGATCGTAGCAGGAACACCAGTGGCAACAGAATTTACGTACTGATTTAATTGATCTTGTGTGTCCGCATTGACACGAACCGTTTTGCCTTGAGCATTGGTGATAATATATAGACCTGTGTTTGGGTCTTGTTTGACATTGGGTGGTAGCTTGATATCGGCCATACTGTTATTTACTCAAATCAAAAACCATGTAGTTTAACAAGAGGTTGACAAATGTTGTAAATGTGCTACAATAAGTACATATCTGGAGAAACCCCACCAATGACTTTACTTGCAAAACCTGCAGCCAAGGTTAACTACCTTAACAACCGTGACATCTTGAAAGAAATACATCTCAGCAAAAACACCTACTGTGCTTTTCGAGACAGAACAACTGATCATCAGTTTGACATGATCCTGCCTTCGGTAGACAAAATCAATCAAAAAACTGTAGCCGAAGCACGCCGCAATCGTGCTGACCGTCACAAACGTGAAACTGGCGAAGTGATTGACCCTAAAAAAATACCCAATACGGAAGTGGTTTTCCGCGTCATGACTTGGGAACACATACCCATGGCGCCCAAGAAAGTGCCCAAAACTGCCACTAAAAAGAAAAAGATCGAAGACATTTTGGACCTCGATGACGTTGTAGAAGACCCACTGGCGGATCTAGTAGAGGACGTGGTGCTGGATCCCACACACATGCGTGTGAACTTTCCCCCGTTCTGGCACTACCGACTAGACGAAGACAAGAACCCTGTGCTGGTGGGCAAAAGCCACTGGCGGGGTGATTTGGACTCAGGCGAGTTCTGCAAGGATCATGGCAACATGACACGCAAACTGGCCACTATGTTTATGAAACTGTGCGAACGTTATGCCACAAGATCAAACTGGAGAGGATACACCTACAATGAAGAAATGCGCGGACAAGCCCTGCTACAACTCAGTCAAATCGGACTGCAATTCGACGAATCAAAATCGCAGAACCCTTTTGCGTATTATACTGCCGCTATCACTAATAGCTTTACTCGCATCCTGAACAT